GGAAGCTATTGATATAGACGCCGATATGTATGGGGGGGTTAACAACTCAGAGATATTTGACTTCATTAAGAAGAACCTTGAGTGGGACCAAATGATTTGGGAGTTCGGTGATGACGAAAACCCTGCCTGGGTTCATGTGTCATTTAAAGAAGGTGGTAAGAACAGGAAGCAGATCAAACGAGCCAGTAGGAACGAGAAAGGTGTATATTATACATTAGTTTAATGAAAAAAAAGTCTGTTGTTTTTTTCATGCTTTACCATAAGCGACCTGAATTAACACGCATGTCTCTTTGGCATATGTCTAAGGTTTCGGATAGGTTTAAGAATAATGGGCATGAGGTTCACACTGTTGTGGTGGGAAATGATGAACGCCAAAGATCCTATTGCAATTCTATGGGCTTAGATCACTACAGTTTTGAAAACGAGCCTCTTTACAAAAAATTTAAATTTGCTTGGACCACTTCACTCCAAAAGAAAACAGACTATATCTGCTGGTTAGGTAGCAACAATTTAAACTCTAGTCTTTATTGGACGAAAGCTTTAAACAAACTAAAAGAAGAGTCGCCTGTTTCTTTTGGGTCTCCTTGTTTTACCGTAACTCACAAAAACCCTAAAAAGAACAGAACCGTGTTGTGGACTAGACAAAAGCATCACATATGTTCTTGCGGTCAGTTCTTTTCAAGAAAAAGTATTGAAGAGGCTGTTGATTTTGATGATGTTTTTACCTCTGAGAGAAACAAGGCAAACCACGACTTCGACGGGAGTATAAATAATTCTCTATGCCTTAAAAACGGAATGTCCTGCATTGAGTCTGTAACCCCCAATGAATTAGACTGTATAGACATAAAATCAAAAGATGACATAAATACCTATTCTAGTTATCTATCTTCCTCTTATGACTCTGGAGCCCCTAGAGCCATTATATCTAAGCTTTTTGAAGAGATTAGAATGCTGGACTCTGGTTACTTTAAACAAGAGTAAAACCGCTGTACCGCTAATCTGCCTTTCTGAGACAGGGCATACCTCACTCGGTAATTAAATTTGGTTTCATCACGAAACAAGTGATCATCAGCCGTTGACGAAGGGGTGAGCCTGTCAAAGTGTTTATACAAATATCCCATAGAAACTAATGGGTATATCATCCTGTCAGCTAGATTCTTCTTATTCATTCCATATTCGCTAGCCACCCAGGATATCGTGAAGAATTCAAGATCATATATAAACAGTATAAAGTACAGGTAGCTTTTGGTCAGATCGCTTCCGTCCAAGAACATGTCCGTAGCACCCCTTATGTTCTTTAAGTAATTATGCTTCACATACTTTTCTGGAAGCATAGAAACATCTCTAAACAATCTTGTTTTTCTAACCGTTGACCTAGGCATGTAAAATGTGTCGTATATTTGACTTAAACAAATTTACATCATGAACCCTAAGGATACCCTCTTCTTTGCCGAAATGTACTCTCTCGTCAAGAAGATGGAAGAGACGATTGATGAGTTCGAAATGAAAGACCGCACCCTTGCCTCTATAGTCGTAGGAGTTATAGACTTCGACGCCGTTCAGGGTGATGATGACAGCGCAGAAATGAAGACAATGTACAGTTTCAACCTTGAGAACAGGGATGAGCTAGAGACATTGAAGCAGGTTATGGATACCGCTTATTCAGATGACGACTCATTAGACAGCCTCTTGGGTGATTTAGGAATATCCCTGAACTAATGGAAGGACTTATTAGAAAGATTGTTATCGGGCCAAACCCGAAAGAAGGCATGGCTTATTATGTAGGCATGAGAGCAGGCAATGGCTTGGTGTCTGCTATTGTTTTAGACGATGAGCTGCTTTTCAAGAAATCAATAAAAAGATATCTTGTGTATATAGAGCGCGACGGATCTACAATGCTATGGAAAAGCGTGGAGGACATGCCGTGCATAATTGAATTTGACTTAAACTTTTAACATGAAAAGTCTAAATAACTTTATTGTTTATCTCGAAAAAAAGTTTGAAGACGAGATAGAAACAGAGGGTGGCCTAAAGCTTTATATAGACACCAAATTTGAACCATTTAAAAACAGAGTAAATGAAGGAGAAGTTGTTGCTGTTCCTGCGAAACACGAAACAGGCGTTGAAGAAGGGGACACCCTTTACTTTCATCACCTCGTTGTTATGGCTGACGCTCAGCCTCTTCCTGTTGACGACAATCATTTTGTTGTTCATTATCATCCTGACCATGCCGTTAGTTCTCAAGCTTTTGCTTACAAGTCTAAAAGGACTGGTAAAATCTCTGCTCTCTCTTCCTGGTCAATTCTCAGTCATGTTGAGCAAAAGCCCGAAGCTTCTTCAAGTAGCATACAAATTGTTAAACTCAAGGAGCCTCAAGTTAAAACAGCTAAAGTCGCTTTTGAAAATAAAAAGCTAAAAGACTTAGGCGTGAAGAAAGGAGATATAGTTGGGGTGAAGAAAGACTCTGACTACTCCTTCAAGATCGACGGAGACACGTTCTACAGGACAAGACTAGACGATATATACTATGTCGAAGCTTGAATTCACTACTATATCGGCGGCCAAAAGGCTAATGAATAGCATGGAGGTTGCTATCGACAACATGATCGAAGAGGTAAAAAAGCCTGTCGATCCTGAGGCTGGAGGATCCGCGCGTAAGGCCGAGCTCCAATCCATAAAGCAAACTGCCATCGACTGTAAAGAGCTTTTGGTGGAGCGCCAGAGGCTAGAACAAATGGTTAAAGAACTAAATGACAATGGAGAAATCGAAAAAGACAAAGACTACTCAGGAGGGTTCGCAGAAAGATTCTCTAAATAAAGCCAGCGGTCTTGTATATTGGGACGACTATGACTTTGCTGCTGCATATTTAGAAAACATGAATTTGTCCTACTCAACACCCGTAGAATTAAAATACGATCATGATAACGATGGCTCTTCCGACCTTTAGGTCAAACAAGATACTATGGCTTCAGCTAGAGGCTTTGTGTCGTCAGATAACCGAACATCCTTGGGAACTTATAGTTTGCGAAGAAGTTTCTGCCTACTATAGTGGCGAAAAATATCTTGACGAATACAGGGAAAGGTTAAAAAAAGCTGGGTGTATAAACATTAAGTTCATTCAATTAGTAGAGCACGTTCCTTTGTCGAAAAAGTGGTCTATTATCGCCAATGAAGCTAAGTTTGATTACTTCGCTTTGGTTGCTTCTGATAATTATTCTCATCCAGAAAGAATACAAGACAGTGTAGATAAACTAAACGAAGGATATGAATGGGTGGACTGGTCTTATGGTATGTTTCTTAACGTTAATGACTTTTCTTCTGCTGTATTTGAAATGGCAGATCCCGAAAAGACGTCTTTATTCATGTCTACAAGGACGGAATTTATTAAAAAACTTCAAGGACCTTGGCCCAAAAGCGGGATAGATGGTTGGATTAGAAACGGTAATAATATAACCAAGCATTTTAAGTATAGTTATTTTCCTAACGGCCTCCATACAGATGGGTGTAATCAGATAAGCCAAAAAAGAAGAACTTTTTATTCTAAAGGCAATTTTCAAGCTCCTTATTTTCCACCTATCGCTTCTAACGAATGGACCAGTTTAATTCCAGAATCAATTGCCAGAGAATTAAAGGAGAGGTTCATCACGTCTAAATCGTTGTTTGAAAACATACCATTAAGAGGTAAGAACGCAGACCACGTAAAACGCCCCGCTCATTTACCAAGACTTAAAAAAAGTTTAAAATAAAAAGCACCAGTAGCTCAGTTGGATAGAGCATCTGCCTTCTAAGCAGACGGTCACAGGTTCGAATCCTGTCTGGTGTACCAATTAAATTAAAAACCATGCCTGATCTTATTTGCGAGAAATGTAAAGCAGAGAAATCTGTAAAAAGCCTTACCATGAAGTTCAAGAATGGTAGTGTTTACTACCCTGAAGGGCAGTGCGAATGCGGCGAACAAATGGAAATCAAAAACCCTAAAAAAGGCGTACCTTCGTTGGGCAGAATGAATTCACACGGCCAGAGTTATTGATGTCCGTTTTAATCGACATAAAAGGGTATGAAACTAAAGGGATTAAGATCGACCCTAACGGTACAGAAGGAGAAGTTATCGAGCTCCACGGGCTACTCGTGGTCCTTCCAAAGAAACCGACCAAATCGAAAATTCTCTTCCATGATCAGCCAAAGAGGTTGCAAATGTGGAAACGCTCACCTATGCCAGAGGAGATGCAAAGGATACGCAGTATGGATGAGTGGTTCGAAAAACCTGCCGAGTTTCGCAACAAGTTTCGTTCTTACATCGAACAAGAGTTTCAGCGTAGGCGCGACGGTGTATGGTTTTACAATAATGGGAAACCTACGTATATTACAGGGAGACACTATATGTTTCTACAATGGTCTAAAATTGATGTCGGATATCCATCATACCTCTCTTTCCAAAAAGACATCTTTACGCACATGGCTGCTTGTGAAGTTGACCCTCGTTGTTTCGGTCAGCTTTATACTAAGTGTCGTCGTTCTGGCTACACTAACATATGCTCTGCTGTTCTGGTGGATGAAGCTAGTCAAGTTAAAGAGAAGCTTCTTGGCATACAGTCGAAAACTGGTAAAGACTCGCAGGAGAATATTTTCATGAAGAAGGTGGTTGCGATCTTTCGCAGCTACCCATTCTTTTTTAAGCCTATCCAGGACGGTACCACAAACCCTCGTATGGAGCTGGCATTCCGTGAGCCTTCCAAGCGTATAACCAAGAACAACAAAACGTCCCACAGGGGCGATGCTCTTAATACGGTTATAAACTGGAAGAACACCACTAACAACGCTTATGACGGAGAGAAGCTTCACATGCTATATCTTGATGAGGCTGGTAAATGGGAAAAGCCCACAGATATTAGAGAGGCTTGGAGGATAGAAAGAACCTGCCTTATAGTGGGTAAGAGGATCGTAGGCAAGGCCCTTGTTGGGTCTACAGTAAACCCTATGAACAAGGGAGGTAGTGAGTACAGGGAGTTGTGGAAAGACTCAAAGCCTACTGAAAGAAATAATAACGGACGAACCAGGTCTGGGCTATACAGGATATTCATCCCAGCTTATGATGCGCTTGAAGGTTTTTTCGATGTATACGGAAACTCTATTGTTGACGATCCTCCCCAAAACATCCAAGGTATAGATGGTGATCCTATCGAAGAGGGTAGTAAGCGATATTTGAAGAATGATCGCCAGTCCTTTAAGGACGACCCCTCCGAACTAAACGAAATAGTTCGTCAGTTTCCGTTTACCGAGGATGAAGCGTTTAGAGATAGCATTCAGGGCAGCCTCTTTAACCTGGGTAAGATTTACCAGCAGATAGAATACAACGACGACTTGTTTCCTAACCCTGTAGTGAAAGGTAACTTTGTGTGGGTTAAAAAAGACGAGGAGGTGGCTTTTTCCCCTGACCCAAACGGCAGGTTTAGGGTTTCCTGGATGCCTAAAAACAAGAACGTAAAGAAAGAAGAAGGAGGCAAGAAGGTTGCTCCAAACGGACACATAGGCTGCGGCGGTGTTGACTCTTACGACTTGGACTCAACGGTTGACGGCAGAGGATCTAAGGGTGCTTTACATATGTACAACAAGTTCAACATGGAGGGACCTGCCAATATGTTTGTAGCGGAATACGCTTCTCGCCCAGACCTAGCCAGTATCTTTTACGAAGACGTTTTGATGTGTGCTTTCTTTTATGGATACCCTTTACTTGTAGAGAACAATAAGTACGGTATCGTAAGGTACTTTGAATCAAGGGGTTACGACGGGTACTTAATGGACCGTCCTGACTTCCTAAAGGTTCCAGGATCGTCCAAGAACGTGAGAACAAAGGGCATACCATCTAACTCCCAGGACGTTATACAGTCTCACGCGCAAGCTATTGAGGCTTATATACATAACCATGTAGGCATCAAACCAGAATCTAATGAGTTCGGGAACATGTACTTTAACAAAACCCTAGAGGACTGGATAGGATACAAGATAGACAACAGGACTAAGTTTGACCTTACTATAAGCTCTGGCCTCGCTCTTTTAGCTGCTCAAAAAGTAAAGCAAGAAAAGAAACAATCTAATTTCACAAACAAGCAGTTTATAAGGACTTTCAAGCCTAAAGTGTGGCACTCCTAGTTTTACTATATTTGCATTGAGTTATAAGAACTCGACTCATTGCAAATGAACATCAACAACAAAAAATCAGGCTTTCCTAACCCGCTTAGCCCTCCAGAAGAAAAAGGAGGAAAAAAGTACGGACTAGGATACGCTAAGGCTATATATCAGCAGTGGGGTAAAATGGATCAAGACGGGTCCACCTACAAGAACAGGAACCGAACTTTCGAGAAGAATAGGAAGTACGCGAACGGAACCCAAGACACAGCTATATACAGGTCTTTACTTACGTCTCTTGACCCTAACAACGGCGACGGAAGCATGCTGAACCTGGATTTTACTCCAGTCCCTATCCTTCCTAAGTTTGTCCGTATTGTGGTAAACAAGATTCTTTCTTTGTCTCCGTACCCAAATCTAGAGGCTATCGACCCTCTGTCTACTTCGGAGAAAGATTTAGAAAAAAAGAAGATTGAATTTGCTGTAAAATCCAAGGCTGCTCTTCAGGGGATTAAAAGCAAGCTTGGAGTTGAAGTGGCTGGAGACCCCGAAGCTATTCCAGAAACCCTTGAGGAGGCTGAAATATTCATGGGTACCAACGTTAAGGCTTCTTCAGAAATCGCTGCCCAGATAGCCACTAACTTAACCCTGGAGTGGAATGACTTCAACGATTCTATTTTCAGAAGGTGTGTGAACGATATGACCATACTTGGTATGGCTGTTGTGAAAAGAACTAACGACCCTAGCTACGGAATCAAAACCGAATACGTTGATCCGTCTGACTTTATCCACAGCTACACAGAAGACCCTTCTTTCGGAGACATGACTTATGCTGGTCATGTAAAAACAATGCCTATTGCTGAGCTTAAAAGAATTGCTGGTAATGAGCTAACCGAAGAGGATTACAAGAAGGTGGCTAGTTCTGGTCAGAAGAACAATACATCTGGGCTGTATAACAAGACTTCAAATAGACCTGGTATGGACACGGAAGAGCACACTGTAAAGGTGCTTGAATTTGAGTTTCTCTCGGTAGATTCAACCTATTACGAGTCAAAAGAAAACCAGTACGGAAATGTAGGGTTTTACGACAAGGGAAACAACTATAGTCAACCACAAAACTCTGTTTTCAACAGAGACTCTGTGAGGTTAGACAACACATGTGTTTACGGTGGATACTACATCCTTGGTTGTGATATGGTCTTTGGTTATGGAAAGAAGACCAACATACCAAAAAACATTCACGACATAACAAAAGCATCTTTGTCTTATTCTGTTTGTGCTACGAACATGATGGACATGATGCCTAAGTCTATGGTGGATAGCTGCATCGGGTTCGCCGATCAACTTCAGCTTACTCACTTAAAGATTCAACAGGCTGTAGCGAAGGCAAAACCAGACGGTATCATCATTGATATTGAGGGACTGGAAAACGTACAGTTAGGAAAGGGCGGAGAACTTCAGCCGCTTGAGCTGCACGACATATACGAGCAGACTGGTGTGTTCTACTATAGAAGCAAGAACCCAGAAGGAGGTTTTCAAAACCCTCCTATTCGAGAGATCGGCAACAGCATCCGTAACATTAACGAGTTAACTGGTTTGTATAACCACTACCTCAGGATGATCAGAGACTCCACGGGAATCAACGAGGTGATGGACGCCTCTTCACCTAAAGGAGACGCCCTGGTGGGAGTTAGGCAACAAGCTCTTGCTGCTGCAAACAACGCTATATATGACATCACGAACTCCTCTATGGTTTTGTACAAGAAAGTTTGTAGCGATGTGGTAAAGTGCTTGCAGGTTATTCATCCAGACTCTATTCTATACTCTATGTATGAAAACGCTGTTGGTAAGGAGAACATGAAAGTGTTGTCTTCCTTCAGAAACCTGTCGATGTTTAACTTCGGCGTAAAGGTTGTAAAAGAGATGGAAGAGAACGAGAGACAGTTCTTGGAGCAGAACATACAGATAGCCTTGTCTCAAAAAGAGATAGACCTTGAGGATGCCCTTGCTATACGACAGCTTAGGGACGTAAACCAGGCTGAGAGGCTTTTGATCGTTAGAAGGAAGAAGCGAATGGCTAGCAACCAGCAGATGGCTCAGCAGAACTCCCAGCAGCAAGCTCAGGTTCAACAGCAGTCAGCACAGTCTGCTTCTCAGGCTAGGCAGCAAGAGATGCAAATGGAAGCTCAGCTAAAAGCGCAAGAGATGCAGCTTAAGACTCAGCTGGAGGCTCAACTAGAAGAGGTAAAGCACGGGTTTAGGAAAGAGATTGAAATTATTAAAGCTCAAGCTACCCTTGGCTTCAAAGAGACTGACGAAAACTTCAAAGAAAAACTTGAAGTCCTTAAAGAGGACCGCAAAGACGATAGAGTTAAAAAGCAGTCTGCCGAGCAAAGCAAGCTCATAGCTCAAAGACAAGGGGATGAAACACCACAAATAATCAACGAATAAGATGGCTACAAAAATAAACTTAGATACATCTGAAAGGGTTGACATCACTTGCAGGAAGGGTGATACCTTTTCCTTGAGACTTAATATAACCAATGCTGACGATACTGTTGGTTTTACCGCTGGAGATGTTTTTTTGATGGAGGTTAGAAATTCCGACACGGGCAACCCAGTCGCAAACACCTCCGACCCTGTTGTAGAATTTGTGATTACAGTAACGGCAGATTCTGACGACGTTACCGCAAAGTATATTGATCTCACCTTGGCCGCGACCACAATGAAGACGATGCCATCTGGACTCTATGCTTATGATATCGAACAGAAGTCAGGAGCAGTTGTAACTACTTTAATCTACGGAACGGTAAGAGTTATTGAAGACGTGTCAGAAACAGCAGCTTAAGATACTATTATGCCGATAAGTGTAGAACAACCAAAAAGCATAAAGATATCTAGTGAGAACGGAGATATCATTAAAGTATCTGTCGTAAAAGGAGGTACCGACACTAAGGTCGTAGTTTTAAATCAGGCTGCAAATAATAACGTTTCTGTAGCTGGAGCTATTGGCGCTGGACCTGCTGGGGCAACTGGCCCTCAAGGGCCTACTGGCGCTCAAGGACCGCAAGGTGATCAAGGGCCTGCTGGCGCTGACGGAGCGGCTGGAGCTGACGGAGCGGCGGGCGCTCAGGGCGATCAGGGACCTGCGGGTCCTACTGGTCCTACAGGTCCTGCTGGAGCTGATGGGGCTGCTGGAGCTGATGGGGCTGACGGTGGAAACCCAGTGCTCACTTCCGCCATAACCATTACTAATAACGACGCTGCGTTTGCTCACATGAGCAGCCCTATAGCTTCTGGAACGTCTCTTGAAGCTGTGGTTAGAGACATTCTAGAGAAGTACAATATAACGAGCATATCCCTTCAAAACGTAAGTAGAGCTCTTGAGAACACCGACGGATCATATGCTTCATTTGTAAATGACACAAACGGAGAAACAGTTGAGGTTGGTAGGGGAATTAAGATACAGGGATTTGATTATAACATCGGAGACAACACACAAACTGCGGACACATCTGTTGTGTTTTATGAAAACAATAGTGTTCTTGAAAGTGGGTTTTCTGACGACAACGCAGCTAAAACTTTATCTACTACTATAACTAGAGACCTAACGTCTCAGTCCACAAGGTCTTACAAGGTAACCGCTATTGACGATGGAAGCGGAACCAACAACACGATCACCAGTGGTAGCATGAATTTTAGGTGGTACTTCAGGGTTAGAATAGGTTCAAGTACGTCCACCGCTATAACGTCGGACGGCGAGGCTGCTACCTTATGGGCTCAACTTACGGCTCCTCTTAATAGCCTCGTGGCTCAAGGAGATTTTCAGACAAGTGGCGACGCAGGTATGGACACTCAAGGCAAGTATACTTGGATTGCATACCCTAACGCTTGGGGGACTCCAAACCAGATACTTCTTCAGGGGGTTACTGATGTTCTTAGTGACTTTGAATCACCAGTAAATTATAATTTAACAAACGAGTATGGTGTAACAACGTCCTACCGATTCTACAGAAGCACATACGATGATGCTTTTGCTGTTGGTCAGACATTAAAAGTAGACTTCTAATGCCAATTTTTCCAGGACCAGTATCGCACAATAACCCTAACGCACCTATTGTAAACGCAACGGGTAATCAGGTCGTGGGATTTGGTTTTTTCTCCTCTATTTCGGACAGGAATAACCTAGCTGCGGGTCTTCAGGTGACTGGGTACTTAGCTATAGTTGGTAGCACCCCATACGTGTATAACGGTGGCGGATGGTCAACCACTAGCAATTGGACGGAAATAGGAGGGGGTACAGGCTCTGGTATAGAAAACGTCCATGAAGATGCATCCCCACAGCTTGGCGGGAACCTCGACGTATTTTACGACGGAACAACAAGATCCATAGTAAACTCCAATAGTGGCTCTGACATTCAGTTCACTCCAACGGGTACTGGAAAGATTAACCTGGACGGTCTTGTAGAGTTTAAGCAGTTTGATCCAGCTTCACCCCCTGACGCTTTTGAGGGGGGTATGTATGCTGACACGGATGACAACCTGTACTTCGGGGTGACATAATAAAAACGTTGTATATTTGTTGAAATATTTAGAAATCAAAAAAATATATCATGGCTGAATGGAAAAAAATCCTTTTAGAGGGCGATGCTAATAACGCCACTGGAGGTGACGGTATTGAGGTCTCGTCCGAAGGTGTTGTCTCGGCAGACTTAAAGGACAATGGAGGTCTTGTTATCGAGTCGGCAGAGGTAGCCGTAGATCTCGCAGCAAGTGCAATCACTGGTACACTTGCTGTCGGAGACGGTGGTACTGGCATCACGGCAGCCCCTAAAGGTTCCGTTCTCGTTGCTAACGCCCTTAATACGGTTTCTGCCCTTGATGGCGGCGGATCGAATGACGGAGTGCTGACGTATACAGCTAGCACCGATACTATTGCTTGGTCTACCAACTCTGGTGAGCCTAACCAGGACGCCTTTTCAACTATTTCTGTTTCGGGCCAGAACGACGTCGTCGCAGACGCTACTTCGGACACCTTGACCTTTGTTGCTGGAAATGCAATCACCATTGTTACGACCCCCGCAGGCGACGCCGTAACCTTTGCCGTTACGGATGGAGAGATTGACACCGCCGAGCTTGCAGCCAACGCTGTAACAACAGCCAAAATTGATACTGCTGCCGTTACTTTTGCTAAGCTCGCTCCTGCTGCCGTCACCATAGAGTCAGAGGGAATCGCAAACTCTGACGACGACAGCCACCTTCCTACTAACGCCGCTGTAATTGATTACGTTGCGACTCAAGTAACAGCTCAAGACCTTGATCTTGCAGGCGATGGAGGAACAACAGGTGCTGTTGACCTTGATTCTGAATCACTGACTATTGCTGGTACTGCAAACGAAATCGAAACCTCGGTTTCAGGAACGACAGTTACTGTTGGTCTTCCAGACGACGTTACCGTTGCGGGTGCTCTCACTGTAACAGGCGGGGCCGTTATAAACGGAGGTTTGGATGTAAACGGCACACTCACCACTATTGACACCACTAACCTGCGGGTCGAGGATCACTTGATTCAACTCAACAACACGAGTAGCCCAACCGCCGCGAACGGTAATGATGGTGGTATTGAGGTTATGACTGGGGATACAACTCAAGATCCTCACGTCTTCTGGAGTAATAATGCTCACCTTGCTGGTTGGTCTCTAAGAAAAAGAGGAACCTCAACTACAGCGGGAAGGATCATGGTACAAACCTCAGCAGCAGGCGACCCAACCGCAGCTCCAGTTGCAGGCGTTGGCTCTATGTATTACGCATCGACCTCTAAGTCAATGTTTGTTTACGTTGATAGCTGATACTAATTGGGAATCTTGAACAAGGGCAAGGCTGCTGGTGGTATTACCACTGACACCTTGACCCAACAAGAGCTTACGTTTATTTTAAAGACACTACATGATTGTAGTTTTGAAGGAAAAGATGTACTTTTGTTGGCAGACGTAGTAAATAAACTTCAGAATCAACTGAAGGCTAAGTAATTTCAAACCTTTAATTAAATTCAAATGAAATTAGACATCTCAGAAGTGTACTTCTTAGCTGAAGTAACAAAGCAGGCAAACATCAAGGCTTCAGACGCTGGTACTATTGTTTCTCTTATGGGGAAGCTAGAGAAGGAGTTCGAAAGGCTTCAAAAACTTCAGCAAAAAGAAGATTCCAAACTTCAAAAAGCATAAGTATAGGTGGCCGAATGGAAAAAAATATTACTAGAGGGTGATGCGGTAGTTAGTAATCTAGCTACCGCTACTCTCACTCAGTCTGACACCCATAGGATATACAGCCTAGATGGGGATGACGCTACGCTGTCTTTTAAGGGTGGGGAAACTAGATGGATTAACTCATCTAACGCCATTGAGTTTTCAGCCGACACGGTTAATAGACTTTTCACAATTCATGATGGTAACTCGATCAGATTTCAGAGTGACAACATTAACCAACACGTTGACTTAAAGTCAGGCACTTCAGTCAGCAGTAACTATGTAATTACCCTTCCTACTTCACCTCCTGGTGGGAACAACAAAGTTCTTGAGTCGGATTCATCTGGCAACCTTTCTTGGATCGCCACCCCTTCGGGCGGCAGTGGTGGAATCATAACGGACTTCACTAATAGTACAAACAACAACATAGTAACAGCTTCAGGCTCTACTACCCTTAATGGTGAGGATAATCTAACGTATGACGGAACCAATTTAGCTGTTGTGTCTGGTGGGATTCATCTTGATAACAACCAGTCACTTCAAGCCAAAAACACAAACGGAGCGGCTAGGGTGTTGGCTAAGGCAGACTCTTCAGACGTGGCCGTTTTTAATGCAGGTTTTACTCAAACCCTTATCGGTGGCTCAAGCGGAATTACATTAGACGGCCCTGTTACCGCAAACGAAATAGTTCACGTAGGGTCTGGAATTAGCAGCGCGGGAAATGTAGGTGAGGGAGCCGAAACGACGGTATTCGGTGGTTCTGGAAGCACTAGTTCTTTTGCTGGTAGGACTTATTATTATGGTGGTGCGGGCTGGGTTGTTGCTAGCCAGTCAAGCGAAGTAGCTAATGCTAACCTGCTTGGAATTGCAATGGGGGGTAATACAGGTGTAGGCATGTGTTTAAAGGGGTTCGTTAAAACCGACGTAACAAACCTAACCCCAGGCAAGGCTGCCTATATGAATACCAACGCTACTATTACGACTACTGCTCCAAGTACTTCTGGTAACTTTAGCAGAATCATAGGGTATGCTGTTGCAAGCGATACTATTTTCTTTAATCCTTCCAACGAGTATATAGAGCTGAGCTAATGGCTGACATTTCCAAACTTAGCGGTATAGATATTGATTCAATAGCTAAGATGTCAGGGGTGATTAAATCCTCTATAGCTAAGGTCGGAGGTATATCTAAGGCGGCTGCCGCTTCTGGTATAATCCAAACAAATCTCGTGCAGCATTTAGACGCGGGCAACTCAAGTAGCTACAGTGGGAGCGGATCAACTTGGTCAGATTTGACTAGCAACGGAGTGGACGGAACCCTCATGAACTCTCCTACCTATTCTTCTACAGAGGGAGGTGGCTCTTTTTTCTTTGATGGAACTAGCGAGTATGTAAAGTTTCCTTATTCTGATTCCACTGCAATTAGAATAGGAGAAGATTCTGGAGAGGTTAATCTGATTCAGACTAGCGGCGGAAGCAGAACCTATGGCGACGTAGATACCGACGGAGGGATTACAATTTACGCCTGGGCAAGACTGTCCAGCTCTGGTCATCATGCGGTTTGGTGTAACAACACCGCAATAAGGGCAAGCGGAAACAACACCGCGTACAAATTTTATCAAGGGCTTGAGCTTGTATACATATCTGACGGAAGAGTTCTCTGTTATTGTTTTGGAGCAGGAAATCAAAACAACAGTAATCAAAGAATCGACCTTCGAACAACCGCTTCTTTTCATACCTCTACCGTTGGGGTCTCTGTCGGAGATTGGGTAAACATTTGTGTGGTTATGGAGGATGATGCTGATGTTGTTGGACCATCTGGCAGTGGGCGATCTTTTACTGGAAGCATATATATAAATGGAGTAAAAGCAACTGGGTCTAACATATCGAACGACAGAAGAGGTACTGGTCAAGGATTAGGTTACAGAATGAAAGCCAATAGCTCTCAGGCGGACAAGTATGATGGCGGAATTGGGCTTAGAAGAAACAGCTTCGACGCTGGTTATTCATCAGAAATAGCTATTTACAACGACGTGTTGACTGACGCTGAAGTTCTATCTAACTTTAACGCCACTAAATCTAGGTATGGTTACTGATGGATAAAAAGCACATCATAATAAACTCGTCAGAAGCAGACTCTGTAGACTACAGTCAGGTCTTGGAAGACTCTGAGGAAACCGCAAGAAAAAGCCTTTCAGGTGGTCTTACACTAATCAGGTACGTTGGATTAGCACCTGAATCAGTGGTTAGTTTAAAGACTAAAACCGAAGAGTACGATAGCGATCAAATATTAAGTATTCTTTCTGGTGAAGATTGGACCGCCCCCGAAGAAGACGATGGTATGATTTGATTATTTTCTTTTTATTATCTTTGCTTTATGCCTAAGGTAAAGAAGAAGAAAAGAGTTAGTCTTAAGATGGGTAAGCACAAGTCCCGTTCTGGAGGGCTTACTCGTGCTGGCATTGCTAAATACAACAGAGAAACTGGCAGTAAGCTTAAGATGGCCGTCACCGAGGCCAACCCTAAGGGGAAGAGAGCTGGAAGGCGAAGATCTTTTTGCGCTAGAATGAAGGGGGTAAAAGGCCCTATGAAGAAGCCTAATGGAAAACCAACAAGAAAGGCTCTAGCCCTTCGTAAATGGCGCTGCTGATGCAGGTAAAGAAGTATAAGAAGGGAGGGTCTGTAAAGGATGCCTGCTACCACAAGGTTAAGTCACGCTATAGAGTGTGGCCTTCTGCATATGCGTCTGGAGCTCTAGTTAAGTGCCGAAAAGTAGGCGCAAGCAGATGGGGTAAAAAGTCCAAGAAGAAATGAAGAAGGAGGGTTTAAAGAAGTGGTTCAGCCGAAACAAAGGAAAGGGCTGGGTTGACTGTAAAGCCTCCAAAAGATCTGGCAAGTTCGTCCCATGCGGAAGAAAGAAGGCTGGATCAAAGAGAGGAACAGGCTACCCCGCTTGTCGTCCTACGCTGTCTCAGTGTACCTCAAAGGGCATGAGATCTAAAAAAAGCACTAAACGAGTTTCTTGGAAGTCTAAATGACTACTAATAAATAGTTTATATATTTGCACTTAAATTAAATTCTAATGGAGGAAAATAACATTGAAGCTCAAGAGCCTCAGGTAGAGCAGCAGGAGACAACAACGGTTGAATCTACGCCGCAAACACAGGAGAGTTCATTTACGTTTATTCCAGACGAAGAGGTAGCGCAAGCACAACAGCCTATCGTTCAAGAGGAAACGCAAGAGCCACAACAAGAAAATGTGAATGAGGTACAGCCTGATCAGCCCGTATCTCAAGATCAATATAGTCAGGAAGAACTCGAAGGGGCGGTCTTCAATTACCTAAGCGAAAGGCTTGGTAGGGAGATTAAGTCCATTGATGACTTTCAGGCACAACAGACGGAGCAAAAGGCTCTAGACGAAAGGATTTCTGTAATCTCAGATTTTGTCGAAAAGACAGGAAGAGACCCTAGAGATTGGTTTGTTTATCAGTCCATGAACCCATCCGAAATGGATGACATGACTGCGATCCAGGTAAAAATGGCATCGGACTATCCAAACTTATCTCAGCAAGAAATTCAAACTCTAGTGTCTAGCAAGTATAAACTCGACCCTGATTTAAACACAGAGCAAGAGGTTACACTTTCTAAGCTCCAGATGAAGCTAGACTCGGAGGAAGCTAGAAAAGGCATTGAATCTCTTAGATCAGA